ACGAGAATTCGGTTGAAAAGCGATACCGAAGCTAATTGGAATAAAGCCGGTCCTAGGGACGGGTCTAACGGTTTCGTACCGCTTGCGGGTGAGCTCATCGTCTATTCTGCCGATGCTGCTCACCCTTTTTCTCGTTTAAAGGTTGGAGATGGAAGTACGAATGTTACAGCACTTCCATTTATAGATTCAGGGACCTTGAATGGAAATGAGACTGAAATTGTTACAAAGGCAAGTTTTGATGAATTTCCATCTCCAGGGTCGGAAGATAAATTATATATAGATACAACATCAAATAAAATTTATCGTTATACTCCAGCAAGTGGATATAAACAATTATCTAATTTTGACTTAAATGTTGATGATGAAAGATATGGTGTTATATTTGATTGGAAAGCCGGCACGATGACAACCGCAAAAATAGAAAATAATACCTTAACTATTGATAACGGATTAAAGTCAGAATTGGATTGGGATTATAGAACAGTAGTAACAAGCGTTACTAAGGAGGAATAATAAATGGCAAATTATATTGGTAAAGTATAGATTGGCTCCAATGGTGAGTAGGTATTAATTGGATCTACACTATATGGCGTTTGTTCTACTTCTGCTAATGAAGCCGCAAAAGTAGTTGAATTACCAGAATTTAATGCAATAATGCATAAAATTACAGTATAGGTTAGATTCGTTAATGGAAACTCAATTACAAGCGGTATCACCTTAAAAGTTGGCAGTACAGATCCATATCCAGTAATTGGCAATTGTGTTTGCGCGGCAAATGATATAATTGCTTTTACACTTTCATAGACTAGTGAAACAACTTATTGGTATGCCAATCATAGTATTTTAGTTTAGCCCGGTAGCGAAAATGGTACAATTAGTATTGCTGGACAAGAAGTCGCAGTTCAAGGATTAGGTACAGCCGCGTATCAAAATACAGATGCTTTTGCTACTGCCGCGCAAGGATAGAAGGCAGATGAAGCAATGCCGAAAAGTGGAGGCACTTTTACTGGTGAAGTGCTAATGTCTGAAAGCACAACAGATTCATCTAATGCTCATGCGATAGCTACTAAAGATTATGTTCTTTCAAAGACAGCGGGATTAAGTGGTTTACAAGGAGCTATGCACTTCCGCGGCGAAACTACCGCTACAGATGATTCAGGTCATCCTACGGTTCCAAATAGTACAGATAGTTTTAATAATTATGATGCTGGCGATGTATTGTTAGTTGGAAATTAGGAATATGTATATTCTAAAGGCACTACCGCGACAGCATCTCAATGGATTTTATTAGGGGATGAAGGAAGTTATGTGCTTAAAAGTAGCCAAACTACTGATACAGCATTAAAAAATGCCTCACTAGTTGATGGCACAGTTGATGCAGTTGGTACTACTTCTTATAGCATTCCAAATGTTATACAAGCGGGAACATATACACGTATAGAAGTAAATACTGGAGTTTTAGAAATTAGACTTGGGTCGGACACGACGTTGGGTACTGCTTTTTCTGTTAATGGAGTTACGGATGGCACAATATAGAAAATGCCTACACTAAATTCAACTCCAATTACAGTAGTTACTCCGGTAACTCCATAAGGGGTGAGGTAAATGGGGTATATATAGGCAGTTAGTATTAATACAGGTGAACCCTATTTAATTGAGCCAAAAATATTTTCTACTTTGACAAATACTGGTGATACAGCAACAGAATTAACAGCTATTATTGCTAATTTTGAATTAGCAACTGGTATCTCAATAGCAATTCAAATGACTGTAACAAATAATGCGAATGCCACCTTATCTATTAATAATGGTGTTGCTAAAGCGATTTATTATAAAAATGCACCAATTGAAGCTAATATGCTTCAAAAAAATTATATATATAATTTAGTTTATGATGGGTCTAAATGGCATGTTGTAGGAGAAAAATTAGGTGAAATAAAATTATCTCATACATTAACTTTTGGCGCAGATTAGAATTATGTATATGATGGCTCGGCAGATGTAACTGTACCAGTATATACTGGCACAACATTATAATGAAGGAGGGTGATATAAGTGGCCTCAATAATAAAAGATGACAATAAACATACATGGCTATTTACAGACACTATAGAAAAAGATTCATATAATGTCGTTTTTGATACATTAAATAAATTTTTAGATGCAAAAATTAAAGCAACTTTAACAGTATAGCCAGGTACTATTGATAAGCCAGCTATCACTGATAGTAATTTACTTACATATTTTACCAACGATGGCACCGCAAGTAGTAGTGATATGACTCTTTATCCATATGTTACTAATACTGGTGGATTTATTACAGCGCATACTTCAGCTAGTCCTATTCTTGGTGATACTAAGTATTATAATATTATACGCGGTGAAGGGGAAAAAAACACTGCAAATGTAGTCATTTCTAATACCGATGGCTCTAATAATGGTATAAATATATCAAGTATTGTTGGTACAGTAGCAGATACAGAACCGACCAGCGGGTATTATTTATCTTTTACAGGATCAGGTAGTTCTAAAATTAAAACTGATGGTTGGATGACTGCTGGAACGACTCTAGAAGCTGCGAGTAAAACAAGATATTTTCCAATTACAAAAGCAGTTACTGGCAATAATGGTGGCGATGTTGCAGTATATTCTACTGATGGCAGTAATGCAGGAATTAATATTTCTGGTATTGTAGGAACAAAAGTTACAGCAGAACCAACAAGTGGATATTATTTAGCATTCACAGGTAGCGGTAGTTCTAAAGTTACAACAGCAGGTTACTTACCTTTAAATGAAGTTACTACTATTGGCAGTTCAATAAAATATTTTCCTATTACTAAAGCAGTAACTGGTAATAATGGTGGAGATGTAGTAATTTCTACAACAGATGGCTCAAATGCGGGAATAAATATTTCAGCAATTGTAGGTACAAAAGCAACTACTGAGCCAACTAGCGGCTACTATCTTGCTTTTACTGGTAGTGGCGCGTCTAAAGTTACGACCGCAGGCTATTTACCATTAAATGAAATAACTGCTACCGGTAGTTCATTAAAATATTTCCCAATATAGGCCGCTACATTAACAGTGTCTAAAACTGGCGGTTCTATTACTCCTACTGTAAGTTTAAGCAAATCAAGTTCTCTTACTTGGAGTACTACTGATACAAGTGGGGTTTCTATTACTGGTACAGGCAATGGTTCAGTATCTAATTTAGCTATCAAAGCAAATGTATCAACTGCCGGATATATTCCAACTGGAGACGTAGCAACTGCTAGTAATTTAACTATTGCAGCTGCAAGTACCGCCGCGACAGAAACTAAATATATTACTGGAGTAACTATTGCTTCTGGTAAAAGTTTTACAGTAACTAATAGTGGCACAATCACAATTACTAATAGTGGTACAGCTACAGTTACAGCAGGAATTTCTGGTAGTACAACTCAGGGAACTATTAAAATAACAGCCTACCCATCATCAGGAACTACCGCAGATGCTGTTCAAACTATTGTAAATAATGGCCGATGGGCGGAAAAGACAATTAGTGCAGCAAATACTTGGTATTATGGTAAAGTAAAGGCTGGAGCATTAACTGTCACTACTTCTGCTGATACTGGTAATCTATCTACATATTTTAATACCGGCACTTCAAGCGATAATAATGTCACAATTACTCCAAAATATACAAACACTGCTGGTTTCAAAACAGCATTGGCAACAGCAACAAACAATGGGGGCACCACTTATTGGAAAATTAAAACCACTTCAGTAACATAGAATGATAGTACGGTTACAACATCTAATAATACTACTACTGTTACACGTGCATCTGCATCTTGGGGCACTGGCTGGATAACTTCTGGTTCAATTGGACCTGCTATATTTGGCAATCAACCGGCAGACGGGAAAACCCATAGTTCATATAAAGATATATCTGAGACCGATAATGCTCCTGTATTGATTTCTGGATCTGGTCTATATATTAACAAAGGTTATGTTGACAATTTATATATTGACTTGGCTAAATTAGTACCGGATACTTTGACCGATGATAAAATATTTGCGCCAGCTAATTTTATTTTAACAGGGTATGCGGCGTTTAATGCTGATGGCACATAGATTAGTGGTACAATGGAGAAATATAACGGTGCATATGATACAAATGTAAGTAGTTGAGGTGATGGTTAGTGGCAACATTAGACCATGTTAGCGATAATGCTACAAATATGAGTAAAAGTTTAACTATTACTAGTGGTGATGGAAAAACTATTACCTTGGATACTGATAAAAAATATGTAGAAAAGGATATTGTTATTACAATGATACCATAGCCTGCAACTCCTACGTTTGATGGTGGCGCATTAAATGGCCAAGATGCTACAGCAACTTTTACAAATATTACTGCTGACACGACAAGTAATAATGGTATTTCTATATTAACCCAAGGTACTGCTGGCCGTGATGCGGTGCTATATAATGGCGCAGTAAATGGATGGGTTTCAGTTAATGACAATACTCAAGCTTCCGCGAAAATTGACTCATCTTCTTGGGACGGCAAAACCTATTATGTAACTGCCATTACTGTTCCACAAGACAAACCTTTTACAATTACTACTATAAAAGATAATAATGGTTTAGATACCACATCAGATCTAACTTTAAATAATAATGAATATCGACGTGTTATAGCTAAAAATACAGGAACAATTTATGCTAGGCATGAAACATAGACTGGTAGTTTATTTGGGCGAGCTTATGATGAAGATACTGATCACTTATTAATGAGCTGGGGTGGATGGCATACTAATAATATAACAAACATGACAGCTGAGACTACTTATTATGGAAAAACAATAGTGCGTATGGTTAGTGGCAGTCTAGGTGGCAGTGCTTCTGCTGGTAAAGCTACTGCCGCCATCACTAATGTCAATAGCATGGTTACAATTACTACTCTTACAAACTTAACTGCTGGCACTGATTATTGGGCGATTAAAGCAACGGCAACAGGTACCGCCGGTAGTTATACGCCAAATTATACTGTAAATACATCAGGCTGGTTAAATAGTACTGTTCCTGGCTCTGCGTAGTCTGTAAGCGTTACGGGAGACAGCACAGGAAAAACAATTTATATTCCTAAAGCCAAATTTACAGTAAGCAACAATCTTGTTTATTGTAGTAGCGCTGGATATATCCCATAGGGTAGTACTTCAAGTGGTGTTGGTACTATCTCTGCTGGAAAGGTTACTTCTGGCAGCGCACAAATAACTGCTTTAACTTATACTTACAATAGTACAAATAGTAATTTTACTATTACTGGAAGTGCAAACGTATCAGCTCCTGCTGTCAATACCGCGGGATATATTTCTAGTTCTACAGGTATAAGGTCGCCAAATAACGGAGGCGCCACCGTTTCTGCAACGGTAGCAAAAATTAAATTAAAGGCTACGAGTGATAGTACATTAACTTATCAACCCGCAATTAAACGTTAGACATTTTCAATCAGTGGTGTTACAGACGCTTCTAACGCAGCGGAAACTACAACCGCACCCACCAGTGGTGTATATGTTAAGGTAAATTCAGCCGCAAATACTGGTACAATTACAGTTTCGCCAGCTGTTGCTACAGCAGGATATGGTACTACAACAAATTTTGACGCAACTAATTATACAGGAACTATTGGAGCAAAGGCTTCTGCTGATACATATATACCTATTAAAACTGCCACGCCAGCTTTTGATGGTGGTACTATTAGTGGTACAACTACTAGTGAATTTACTAATGCTTCTACTAATACTAGTAATACTTCAGGAGTTGTAGTAACAACAAGTGGCAAGGCCAGCAGAACAGCAGTATTATTTAATGGAGCCGTAAAAGGCTGGGTTGATAAGGCAGATAATGCTTAGGCGAGTGCTGCCATAAATAATACAACAATTACAGGCGCAACTTATTATATTACTGGAGTAGATATTAAAGCCAGTAAAAATTTTAATATTACTATTCCAAATGGAAGTGCTACTAGCACAATAACTTTAAACTTTGCCGTTGATGCAAATAATAATGTGCTAGTAACATAAGGAGGCATTTATGGCTAATAAAACAATTACTTTTGGGACAGACATTTTACCATAGACAGATAATACTTTCATCCTTGGAACAACTGGCTAGCGCTGGAAAAATATTCATGGAATAGATATAAGCGGGAAAAAACTTATAGTACATGATACTAATGAAAATAATAAAGTCACCCTCCAATGGAACTCCACCGATAGTTCCCTCGATTTCGTATTCGCATAAGGATGGTGAATTCATATGTACACATTACAGCTTGCTGACGGCTCAGCAATAGAAAACTTAAGGCGCTTAAATCCAAGCACTTTTATATTAGATGATACTGGCGCGAATATCTACGCTCGCCTGTCTGATAGTAATCTTGAATTCGCCACCTTACTAAATGGGGACGAATTGGATGATGTGCTTATTGATTATACATTATAGAATTATACTGTCTAGGGAGGAACAATCCGTTTTAGGATTGCTCCTCTCTAGGTTTTAGAAGAGTAGGAGAAACATAAGATAGAGAAAGAAAGGTTGAAGAGAAATCATTGGTATATGGCTTTGAGAGTGGAAAAGGAGATGGGGTTGTGAGTTTAAGAGTATGGTTGCCGCTAGATGGAGATTTGCGGCAATAGGGCGCAAGCGGCGCGAACATTGTAAATAATAGCGCAACTGTAAATACAGCAGGAAAAATTGGAAGTTGCTATGCCTTTAATGGCAGCAGTCAATATTTATATTCTGAATATAATTTTTATAACCCTCAGTATTCTACTTGTGCTTGGGTTTATTCTACCTCTTCTTCAGCCACTCAAACGGTTATTTGTAATAGAACTACTACTGGTAGCGGTTTTTCTATCTTTTTAATTGGCGGAAAGCTTAGAATAGATCCCGGCGGGCAAAACGTTCAATGGACAACAAGTTATACATATCCAATAAATACTTGGTTTCATTTAGGTATTACATATGATGGTACAAAAGTTAGCTATTATATTAATGGTGAATATAAAGAAAGCCATACTTGTGCGTTATCTAGTGGATATTGGAAAAATCTAACTTCTTTTGGTGCGTCTTATAATACTCAAGGAACATATGGAAATTATTTAAATGGGCGATTAAATGATATTCGTATTTACGATCATTGCCTTTCCCCCGCAGAAGTACATGAGATTGCGTAGGGATTGGTGTTGCATTATAAATTAAATTAGCCAATAGGACTAACCGATGCTATCTTAAATCAGGATACTTATGTCGTATATAATAATTATGCTAGTTCAGGAACGACCGGAACTTTAACTAATTTGTCAGAAACATTTAATGGACATGTCGTACGCCGTGAAGTAATGACGCCAAATGATACTAGTGTTGGTAATTTTAAAGTTTCATTAGGCTCACATGGCGTTTATGGGCATAGGCAAACTTTTTTAGCAAATACTAAATATGTATTTTGGATTTATTATAGACCAATAAGTCATACGGATATTAGAGCAGGTGGAGTTGCCTCTAATATAGGAGGATGGACTGAAATCCCGCCTATTGCAGTGGGTAATGGATGGTATCGCGTAGGCCAATATAGAAATGGTACTGTCACTACTGATAAGACTGATAATATTTTTACTTCATTTTATACTCCCACTGCCGCGTCAGGAGTACCAATCACTATAGATTGGGCTGCCCCGCATTTACTTGTTGGGACTACAGAAATACCAGATGATGATTCATTTATGGGAAATAACCATATTGAGGATAGTAGTGGCTATAATCATAATGGTATTATTATTGGTAATCCAATTATATCATCCTCTTCTGCTCGTTACGGTGCTTATACATCTTTTGACGGTTCAGATGATGCGATAAATGCGGGTTTAGACTTTGAAGTAGAAAAAACATAGAATTTTACATTTTGCGCCTGGATTTATTCTGATAGATGGAATACTGGCGTTAATGACTACTTTTTAAGTAGCCAAGAAAGTGGCGGTTTCTTAATCCGTACTTTAAGTAGTAATACAATACGTGCTCGTGTAAACGCCTTTACCGCTGCAGATTATAGTGCTAACTCTTATATAGATGCGGATGCGACATTAGCATCAATTGGAATAACTACCGTAGGGTGGCATTTTGTCGCGGGAGTGTATACAACTTCTAATTTAAAATTATATGTGGATGGAGTTTTACGAGCCACTAATACAACCACTACTTATGGATTACATTTTAACGGTAGTACAAATTTATTTTTAGGTGCGGAATGCGCTGGCTCTAAGCCCACTCCTTTTTGTAAATGCGGTTTAAGTGATGTTCGCATTTACAATACAGCTCTTGCCGCTGACGATATTCTTGCACTTTATCATACGGGAATGAAAATAGGCAATAAGGGAGATATTCATACTTATGAATTAAATGAGACAAGTAGCCAAGAATTTAATGCTAGATTCATAAATAACTCTGCCACCTCTACGACTTATGATGCTAAGACAGATACATATACGGTTGTTTCTCCAGTAGGAACGACTTCTTGGGGTTATGGCGTACGTCTAGCTGATTCTCCAGCATTAATGGTTCCTTATGGCATGGAATATCGTTGGACTGCAGAAGTTTGGACTCCAATCGCCTTAACAGTAAATACAGACTATAATAATACTACTGACAGTACAAATACAAACTGGTCTGGTAATGATAATGATGCTACTGGCAAGCGTCTAACTTCAACAACAGCAATTCCAGCAAACACTTGGACTCGTATATGCCGCGGCTCATCTAATACTCATGCAAGCAATACTAGTCATCTATCAATTAGAGATTACTCAAATTTAGGATTAGTAACTAATGGTTAGTCTAATCCAGTAACTTGGAAAATTCGACATTTACAATGGTATTTAATAGATACCAGCTTTAATCCTAAAATTAAAAAAACTGGTGTACTTGAGGCAGAACATTTTACAGAAGTAGAATATGAATTAAATAAGCCAGCACAATTTAATAAACAAATGTTTAGTGTTAATGGCAATGAATTTATAGAACTCTAACATTTGACAATTCATTAACTAATATGATATAATATAATTATAGTAAAGGGCTGCTGCTTCGCGCCGGTCGCTTTACTGAACCTATAAGGGGTGTATAGGCCCCTTATTATTTTAATAAGGGGGAATGACTTATAGCGTAGTTAAAAGATACCGTTATTCAAGGAAGTTTGAGAGTAACGGATACGACATATACAACCGATTTAGTAATAAGCGGAAGCAAAACTTCTAAGTACGTTCTAGCCGCACCAAATGATGCAAATGGCGCTCCCACCTGGAGAGCATTAGTTGCTAGTGATGTTGGTTTAGGGAATGTAACAAATGATAAATAGTTGCCTATTGCAGGCGGTACAATGACTGGAGCATTAAACTTTAAAAATGGTACATGGAATGTAATGGGCGATGATGCTCAAATAGGAGATATTAATAAGGCAGGCCATATTGGTATATAGGGAAAGAATGGAAATACTGGTATATTTTTTACTACTTATAATCAAACATCAAATACCACTGGTGGTGCAATTACTTGGGATGGCAGTAAATTTAGTATTACCAGCACAACGGCTGTAGATGCTAGTATTAGCGGCAATGCTGCGACCGCAACTAGAATCAATGGTAATCTTGGCGCCATTAGCTCTGCGACAAGCTGTAATATATGGGTTTCTTCAACAGCCTCGGCAGACGGAATTCCTAAGTATGTATCAGGAGTATATGTAACGGCTTCTACTGGTGTAATTACTGCAAAAGGCTTTAGTGGACCATTAACCGGAAATGCAGATACTGCTACAAAATGGGCTTCTGCCCAAACCACATATGTTGCTCTTGGTACTGCTTCAAAAACAACTTCAATATAGGGTGGAAGTAGTAGTGCAGTAGCTCTAGGGATTGATGGAACTTTAGCCGTAGGACATGGTGGTACCGGTACAACTCAATTTACCGCTAATTCTGTTATAATGTCTGGAAATACAACTACCGCGGCATTGACAACAAGAGCGGTTTTTAACATGACCAATAAAGGTCATCTGAATTGGACTGCCGCAGCTACAGATATTCATTTAGTAACAAAAAACACGCTTGCTTATTGGGATGGAAGATTTAAAGATGGAAAATCAAATCTAACCTACTGCGTCAAGGGCGAATTTGGCGAATCCGTAGTTGGAAATGGACGTGTATTTTATGGTACTTGCGCAACCGCGGCAGGTACTGCGGCTAAGGAAGTTACTTGCGCCAAATATGACGCTTTAACTGCGGGTGATATGATAATTGTTGATTTTAGTCATACTAATACTGCCGCAGTTGCTAATTTAACATTAAGTGTAAATGGTACAGACGCAAAAGGTATTAAAAGACATTATAATGCCGCATTAACAAATCTACGAGAAACAGGAGAATTATGCGCGGACACAATTGCTACATTTATATATAATGGTACATATTGGATTTTTACGAGTGGCGATTATAATAATACTTATGATGTTGCGCAAGTATATAGTACCTCTGGTGATAGTCGTCCAGCAGAAACAGAAGCAAATGGTGGCATAGGATAGCATCGTTATTCACTAGAAATGATGACTAAAAATTATAAATGGTCTTCTATTGCTTCTAAAGATAAAACAGCTACTAGTAATACAACTGATAATAATAAAATCGTAGCAACTGCTGCTTTTTTAATTGATTCGCCTATTTTTTATCATTCAACAAACGCAAACTGCGCACCGAATGGTAGTGTTAATGCTAATGGTTTTAGCGCAATAAACTTTAACTTAAGTTATAGTACAGGAACGAGTAGCAATGCCGCAGGTGGACTAACAATACAACGACCAGTATATTTAGTCGGAAAGTTAAATACAGCAGATACATTTAAATTAGATAGTACAAAATGGTGGACATAGACCTTGCCAACTACAGATGATGGGAAAATTTATATTTATTTGGGTATGGCGACAAGCTCAACAAATGTACATTTAAGTGTCACCCACCCAGTTTATTGGTATAAGTCTGATCATTTATAGATTTATACCGGTAATACAGTAACTAACTTATCTGGTACTGAATATTTAAAATGGTATAAATGTTATAATGGATATGGACTACGACATTTGCCATAAGGAGGTGTAATAAATGGCGCAAACAACAATAGAAAGAAGCATGAGCTTACCTGGAAATGCTACTAGCTTTTATCTTGAAAATGGCAGTGAAACAAAGAAAACACTTACTTGGAGTATGAGCGGATTACCTTCTGGAGCGACAATTTAGCATATTAAAGTAAAATGTCATATTCAAATTAACTTTAATACAATAAATGGTCATAAAGCACATGTACGCAGTTCAGATGCAAGTATAGTATTCATACGAGAATCAACGACTGGTACATATACCGGAACTTACGAAGCAATAGCTACTTCTAATATTAGTAGTTATACATTTAATTTTCGTGCTGATACTGGTGTAGGGGCTACCTTTAGTAGTTTTGTTGCCGTTATTACATATGAAACTAATGATTAGCCAAGCACGGTAGCACCTATTACTGTTACGGCAGGCTAGACCGCCACTATTACAATCTCTAATGCAAAATTATCTTCTTTAAATCATAAATTAAATATATATTTTGGTAATGCTACAAGTGGCGTTATGACAGTAGCAAAAGGAGTTGGTACAAAGACTTATGCTATACCATTATCTTGGCTTAATGAAAAGCCAGATATCTACGCTGGACAAGGAACAATTTATTGTGATACATATAATGGAAGTACATTAGTTGGTTCTACTACTGCCATAATCACAGTTATACCTCCTGATTCTGCAGGGCCAAGTGTCACTCTATCGGTTGCTCGTACTGGTTCTGTACCTTCAACTTGGGGTTTATATATTCAAAAGTTTTCAGGAGTAGACTTAACTGCCTCAGGTTCTGCTCAATACGGCGCAACAATAGCTTCTGTTGTATTTTCTGATGGTGTAAAAGATACAAATAATACTAATCTAGCACATGTTTCATCAATTACATCATCGGGACAGGTAACTTATTCAGTTACCGTCACGGATTCACGTGGTTTATAGGCAACTGCGAGTTAGACTATATCAGTAGTACCCTATGAAGTACCGATAATAACAAATGTACGAGTACGCCGCTGTAACAGTAGCGGGCAGACTGTAGACGCAAATGGATATCCATTAGATTCAGGGACATCTATTTCTGCTCTTGCATCTGTAGCGTTTCCAAGTTATAACAATCATAATAGCGTCACAATAGTATTACAGGTTCAAAAAAGTGATGGTACTTGGATAAATGTAGCGACTTTGACTAATGGTGTTACACAAGTTTGTTCTGCACCTTCTGGTTTATCAGGGGGTTTTTAGACAAATAAAATTTTTAGACTTAGAATTATAGCAACAGATGCTTTAGGAGGACAAGGAATGGCAAATACTTTTGTAGAAGTCCCAGGAATGTTAATGCATGCAAAAGATGATAACTCTGGCATGGCATTTGGAATGCCAGCCGAAAGAGAGGGTTTTGAATTTAGGCCAGACTGGGATGTATATGTTTATGGCGAAAAATTAATTAATTTAATCTATCCAGTAGGTAGCATTTATATGTCTACCGTTGCAGCAGACCCTTCTTCTTTATTTCATGGCACACAATGGGAACAGATTAAGGGTAGATTTTTATTAGCGACAGGCGTTTGTGAAGCAAATACAGATAATGCTTTTGGCACAATTCAAGATCATTCATGGAATGCCGGACTTGGTAGTACGGGTGGACAAGATTATCATACTTTAACTTAGGGAGAAATGCCAGAACATGCTCATTACGCTACTGGTAAAAATGAGACTGAAAATGGTGATTGGTCTTATGCTTTAATACGAAACATTAGTACTAGATCTGGTAAGCTTGCTGCCGCTACTGGCAGTGGCCGATATGTTCCAGCGTCTAATTTTGGATATGAAGATCTTGCTTTAGCCTATACTACTGGACGCACAGGTAATAACGAAAAACACAACAACATGCCTCCCTATCTCGCCGTGAATATGTGGAAGCGTATCGCATAATTTACCTAAAATAATTTTTAACCTCACATCTTATATATAGAACTTCTATGCCTAAAAGTTAAAAAGCTTTTAGGCATAATTTTTAAGGAGGAAAAGGAGAATGGCTTATACACGAAAACGTTGGGAAAATGGTGAAGTAATCACTGCCACCGCATTAAACAATATTGAAGATGGAATTGTAGAATTAAAATAGGCTACAACGGATTTTGGTAATAATCTGGATACTTAGCAATTAAATGTTGGTGGTAATTTAGGAGTTCGCGAAACAATAACCACTAAAAATTTATCAGTTACGGGAAACGCTACCTTTGCTGACACGGTAACTATAAATGGATCTTTAACAGTTCCAACTCCTAATGATGAGAATGATAAACATACTGCTACATCAAAAGAATATGTTGATGATAAAGAAACTAATATCAAAGCGATTACAATTGGAACTGGTGATGGCTTAAGTTTCTCTGGTAGTTTAGGTAGTAATCCTAAATTAGAATTAACCGCAGCAACTGAGGATAAAATTGGCGGCATTAAAGTTGGTACTAATTTAAGCATTAATAATAATGGTGTCCTTAGTGCCACAAATACAACCTATAGTGTGGCTACCACTACAACTAATGGTTTAATGTCAGCAGCAGACAAGAATAAACTGGACGGAATTGATGCTGGCGCGAAAGTAGGAACTGTAACTGGTATACAAATAAATGATACAGTTAAAGAACCAAATAGTGGCATAGTAGATTTAGGCACAATCATTACAAGTCATCAAGACATTTCTACTAAAGCTAACCTCAATAGTCCTAAATTCTCTGGCATAGTAAATTTTGGTGATTAGATTTCAATTGACGCTAATAATAATAAAATTACTATCAACTAGACGGATATAACTGAAGCGCAGATTAACGCTCTATACAATTTACCAAGTATTCCGCCGCTACCACTAAACGAGGCTGAAGGAACTTATACTTTACAGGCGCAAAAAACTGGTACTAATATTACTTACTCTTGGATTTTAGTTGGAGGCGAATAATTATGACTATAATGTCTAAACGCGGTTCATCTGACAACGTTCTAACATACGAACACATCTGCGACACAGTAGATGACTTACAAACGATTGACCCCAAATACATAACTCTCGGCTCCGTCGCAATTGTTCTTAAAGGCGCAGCCGGACTTGAAGTTTATATGGCTACTTCTGACAAAGAATGGATTCATCTATAAGGAGGAATAATATATGGATATTATTGATGTAATGCTTGCGAAAGCATTGTCTCCGCAAGGATAGGTTGAATCTTATGCGCGGCAATCTGAAACAGCAGTAGCCAATGCGAATAGCGCCGTTGCCGCCATTGATAGTATTACGCAACAGACTAATACAAACAATACAAAATCATAGGAAACTCTCGCGGCGGCAGAGCAAGCATTAGAAAATGCTTCTGCCGCAGAAGAGCGTATTCAAGTGGCACTAGACTCAATTCAAGGTTCTTCTACCGAGCAAATTGATGAAGAAATTGATAAAATTGCGCTAAGTCTTGCCGCTACTGCTAATGGCTCTAAATTAACGCTCACTACGCCCTCTGGCGCGAAAAAAGAAGTAGAAGGATGGGCAATGCCGCAACAGCAGCAACAGACCTTATATTCTACTACTGGCTCTCACACTGATGGCGCGATGACGCAAAAAGCAATTACCGATGCCTTAACTTCTTTAGATAATAAAATTCAAACAAGCGGTGGCACAAGTGGCGGTGGTGTCAGCAATCTCGGTACTGATGCCGCAGGGCGCATCGTAGTAGTTGGCGCAGATGGCAATATCATTGCTGGTGATATCACCGAAGCCGCCATCGTTCAGGCGCTAATTAAAGCCGGTACATATACCGCAGATGGCACTCTTGGTCTTACTATTGACTATGAAAATAAATCTTTTGAGCGTACCCAAGATGCTATTGGTTTGCGCGCGGGAGAAGACTTTGATGGCTATGCTATGTATGGCGGCAGAATGCGTTGTAATGTACGAGATGATGGTACAATTACTGCCTTCTATGGAGATTTAAATTATAAAGAAGATGGTTCTAACGGGCAGGTTATGATTTATCAACCCAAGTTCTATTACCAGCGTTCTTTTGTTAAGGAAACGCCATCAGCTCATGGTACTATTATTCGGCGCGAAAATCTTATACTTTCCGCGCAAGAACGAGTAGGCTTCCAACTTCATCCTTTGTTTAAATCTGGCGATGAAGAACTAGATTATGTATTACTTCCTGCTTATGAAGGCAGTGTATATGATGTTAGTGAAAGTGCCTATCTTCTAAATAATGAAAGCACTGTGGATATCGCCCAAGACAAATTAAGTTCTATTGCTGGCGCGAAGCCTTTTAATGGCACGCATATGTCCTTAACAGTAGATATGGTTAAAGCACTCGCCGCAAATCGCGGTGCTGGTTGGCAACTAACTAATGCCGAATCCGAGTCCGCTCTACAAATGCTAGAAACAGTTGAGTTCGGTTCTATGAACGGACAAGCCGCATTAGAGAAAGGTATTACAGAAATCAACCGTGCCAATTCAACAGATTGTAGCGCAATTACTGGTTCTACTTCAAGCTTAGGTAATACTACTGGCGCGGCGGAATCCACTGTAATTGACCGCGATGGCACTAGAACAACCTCTTCTGTTGCTGGTTCTCGCGCAATTAGCTACCGTGGTATGGAAAATCCTTGGGGTGAAATGTGGAGACTTATTGGTAATGGAGAAATCCAGGGCAATGGAAATACTCTCGGCGGCGTTCCTTATATCAATGGTAACCCGCTTAATATTCACCTTCCTCACGCATCTTCTGCTTGGATTTCTGCTATGGGATATCAAAATCTTAAATACGATTGGATGTATCTTCCAATTGAATGTGCTACAAGCGCGAATAGCGCAGTTCCAGTAGGCGATGCTCTCTGGACTACTCAAAATCTTAATGCTACTAACCTCTTAGCAGTTGGCGGTTCAATTAATGCGAATGATGCCGCAGGCCCATTCTATTATAGCGCTGACATCGGTATGACAAGTGAAATTCGTTATTTCAATGGGCGCATTATGTTTGTGCCAACAAAAAACTCCATTTATGATGCTAATATCACTAAATGGCGCGCGCACTATAAGGAGGGACAGTAATATGATAGATTATGGAAGACAGTTTGGCTTTGTTGAGCCACAAGAAGTAGAATTTACAGATACTTCCGTATTTGTTGCTTCTAATATTCAGCCTAAAAATAAAAATGTAGAAGACTTTCAAATTAATGGATATGAATATGACCTTATACAATATACAAAGGATGAATATTTAATGAAGCAAGCCAATAGTATTGCCGCCTTACAACAAGAACTTGCCGCGGCAAAGATATTATTGGGGGTGGAGTAATCAATGACTTTAATTGAACTCGCGCGCAAATTGCGCCCATATATAGAAAAAGCGGCTTTATCTTTATCAGATGAAGATGCGCTAGAAGCCGTTGATTTATTTCCACGTTGGGATGTTAATCACGGCGAATATGTAAAAGATGATAAAGTGAGATTTGAGGGCGTATTATATAAATGTCTTCAACAGCATTTTCCATAGGCAGGTTGGGCGCCAACATTGGCGCCAAGCCTATGGACGAAAGTGCTTATTCCAGATGAAAATGTTATTCCTGAATGGGAGCAGCCCGATAGTACTAATCCTTATATGAAAGGCGATAAGGTAATGTTTGATGGGAAAGTATATGAAAGTGCTATTGATAATAATATTTGGTCGCCCACTGCTTATCCAGCCGGCTGGGCAGAAGTAAATATTTGACTTTTTCCTAAATTTATAATATAATAATTATACAATGAAGGGAAGGAGAGTAAAAGCTATGACAAAGAAAATTAATATTACGTCCGAAGAAAGCGAAAACGTAGAAAGATTATTTACTAAATATAATGCTTATATGAGTATGCTTGAATATTTGGCCTCTTCTGGAGTTCAGGATAGCCCAGTATATGATAAGAAATGGAATGAAGCTTGCGAACTGTGGATACAGCTAGATAAAGCCAAAAGAAAAATTGAATATATGTATAAGCCAGAGGGCGATTGGGATAGTTATGAATTTGATTTTGATAACTATCAGGTGGTGTTTGCAAAGAATGAGGCTTGATTTTTAGGACCAAATTACAAAAATGTATATGTGCGAAGACCCATAGGCAACTTGCAGGAATATTACTTTTTAGGTAACAGATGATTGTTGCTTGAATTGTAGCTATTGCTATCAGACGCATAAGGGTCATCGTATGATGAGTAAGGAGACTGCTAAAGAAATAGTAGACCTATTATTTAGGTTATATAATGAAAACAAAGAAGACTCTGTTATAAATCATCATACTTATGGTATTATTTTAGACTTTATTGGCGGCGAACCATTTATGAATATTAATGTTATTTCATTTACAACCGAATATTTTATTCAAGAATGTCTTCGCCGCGACCATATTTGGCTTACTAATTTTCGTGTATCTATGAGTTCCAATGGATTATTATATTTTGAGCCAAAGGTCTAGGAATACTTGCGTAAGTATAAAGACTTTGTTAGTTTAAATATAACAATTGATGGACCAAAAGAAATACATGATACTTGCCGCAAAGATTTTAATGGTGATGGTAGTTTTGATAGGTCAATAAAGGCATGGGAACATTGGTATCATGAGGTAAAAGTAAATACGCCAGATACAAAAGTAACGATCGCGCCCGAAAACCTATCTCAACTTGAATCAACATTTGATTTCTTTCTAGCCAATGGTTGTACCACTATTCACGCAAATCCAATCTTTGAGCATCCTTGGACTATTCGTGAGGCAAGTGAATATTACCATATATTAATTCGCCTCGCGGATAAATTGCTTAAAGTTGAAGGCGCGGAAAGTTCCCTATTCTCTGACTTTAAAGGTAAGCCTTTGCCGCCAGAGGATACTAATAACTATTGCGGCGGCACTGCGGCAATGTTGGCCTTTGACCCAGACGGCAAAGCATATCCTTGCTTACGCTATATGGCAAGTTCGCTTTCACCAGAGCGTAAGCCACTTGTAATTGGAGATACACATGGAATATATAATACACCAGAATACAAAGCAATATATGACGATATGAAAGCAGTAACGCGGCAATCGCAATCCTTACAAGAATGCTTAGATTGCCCTGTCGCATCTGGTTGTGCGTGGTGCTCGGCAGAAAACTACAATGAATTCGGCACCTATAACAAACGCTCTATTAATATATGTTGGATGCATCGTGCCGAAGCACTTGCGAATGTATATTATTGGAATAAATATTATAAATTACATAATATCAAAGATACATTCCCATTATATCTACCTAGAAATATAGCGGAAAAAATAATTACAAATCATGAATATAATGAGTTATATATATTATCACACTCTAATATTTGACTTTTGTAGAAATTTCTGCTATAATATATACAGAAAGTGGGTAAGGAACCAACTTTCTAAAAAATAATTTTCATAACATAAGGAGGTTATGAGGTATGAAGTATTATTCTGAAAAACTTCATAAGGTCTTTGACACCGCCGAAGCTTGTCAGCGTGCGGAGTTTGAAGAAAAGGAAAAGGAAAATCTTGAAAAAATCCAGAAGGAAAAGGCTCTAAGGGAAGCTAAGGAGCGCAAGGAAAAGGAAGCCGCAGAGCGTAAAGCTATGGCTGATAAGGTTGAGACTGCGCGCAAAGCTTATCTTGAAGCACAGAAAGCTTATAGGACTGAACTAGAAGCATTCTGCCAGAAGTATGGCACCTATCATTATACAGTGAGTGATGCCGATGAGGTTCCTTCTCTATTTGATGCTTTCAAGTATGCCTTTACTTGGTAAGTAAGGCTTAGGACTGAGCCTTATCA